GCGGTGCTGCAGGACGTGAAGAACAACAACGTCGCAGGCGGCACAGCGGTGGCTGCTGTGTGGACAGCCCGAACGCTCAACACCATCAGCAGCGATCCGAATAGCCTGATCATTGATCTTGCGTCCAATGAGTGGAAGGTGGCCGCTGGCAATTATCAGGTGAAGGTATTGGCACCGTTCCACCACACCCAAGGAACTAGGCTGCGGATCTACGACGTGACCAACTCGGTGGTCATCGGGTACGGCCCATCGCTCTACATAAACAATAGTGTAGACATGGAAGTGTCCTTGAACCTGCGCATCACGCCGCACAAGGACACCGTCTACCGGCTGGAATACTACGTTGAGCGCGGCGGTCATGCAGACGGCCTTGGTATTGCATCGAACATCGGACAGCCCGAGATCTACACCACACTTGAGATCACTCGGCTCGACACCGGGATGACCAAGCCTCAGGGCGGTGCCGGCGTGCAGGGTCCACAAGGACCCGCTGGTCCTGCAGGTCCTGCTGGCCCACCGGGACCGGCTGGTAGCGGAACGGTTACAAGCGTATCGGTTGTCACCGCAAACGGCGTTTCGGGCAGCGTAGCCAATCCCACAACCACGCCGGCCATCACGCTGTCTCTCGGTGCCATTACGCCCACCAGCGTGGCAGCATCGGGAGCCATCAGCGCAGGCGCTATGGTCACCGGATCGAACCTCTCAGGATTCAATACAGGCGATCAGGTGATCATCCTTGGCGGCGATAGGTTGCTGGCTGAGAACGGTGACTTCGTTATCACCGAGTCGAGCGACTACATTCTTGAGACGGGTGATGTCACAGGGCAGGGCGAAGGCCGGATCACCACCACAATTACCCCGCAGGCTGTCACCTACGACAAGATGCAGTACGTCAGCGCTACAGACCGCATTCTAGGCCGTCAGTCTGCCGGCGCTGGTCAGATAGAGGAAATCACCTGTACCGCGGCTGGCAGGGCCATTCTGGACGATACAAGCGCTGCCAATCAGCGCACCACTCTCGGCGCTGCAGCAAGCGGTGCCATCACGGCTTCTGGACTAACTGTCAGCGCATCAAATCGTTTGCTTGGGCGTGTCGCAAACAGTGCTGGAGCTGTCGATGAGATTACGCTTGGTGCTGGGATATCGGTATCCAGTGGCTCGCTTACTCTTGGCAATATCGAGCCCACATCGGTGGCTGCTTCCGGCACGATTGCCGGATCGAACATCTCGGGCACTACCTCCGGCAACAACACAGGCGACCAGACGATCACGCTCACCGGGGATGTGACAGGTTCTGGCACAGGTTCATTTGCCGCGACCATCGGACCCAACAAGGTCACCTACAGTAAGATTCAAGCCGTAAGCGGTGGATCTAAACTTTTGGGAAGCAATTCAACAGGCGCTGCTGTTCAAGAAATTACGCTCGGCACCAATTTGTCGATGACGGACAGCACACTAAACGCAACTGGTAACAGCGGCACTGTGACCAGCGTGGGAGTGTCCGGTGGTACGACAGGCCTTACCACTTCCGGAGGCCCTGTGACGGGTTCTGGAACGATCACGCTTGGAGGCACGCTCGATATCGACAATGGCGGAACCGGAGCGACCACTGCTGCTGCAGCCATAACCAATCTCGCAGGATCGGCAACCAATGGTCAGTACCTCCGCGGCGACGGCAGCAACGTGGTCATGTCCACGATTCAGGGCATCGACCTTCCGCTGATCTCGCTTTCAAGCGGGATCACTGGCACGCTCGGCGTGAACAACGGGGGAACCGGGCAGACCAGCTTCTCCAACGGCCAGCTCCTGATCGGCAACACGACCGGCAGCACGCTGAACAAGGCCACGCTAACCGCTGGCACCAACATCACGATCACAAACGGCTCCGGCACAATCAGCATTGCCGCAGCGGGTAATGTGGCAGGCCCATCGTCATCCACTGCAAACAACTTCGCGCTATTCGATGGGACCACCGGAAAGCTGGTAAAGGGTTCCTCTTGGAATCAGGTCGATACCGACATCAAAGGCCCCGCTGGAAGCCCTTCCATGACCTATGGGTTTGTTTACATCCCAGCAGGATCATCAGCGCCAAGCGGTGCGCCAACTAACGTCAGTGCGCCACCAACCAACGTGCCGATGTACCTGCAGACCAACAACGCTGCGAACACCAACGTTCTGTGGGTGCACAACGGATATAATTGGAAATCCGTGAACCTTTCGTAATCTCCACAAGTGAAACATACCTTTCCGTGCGTCGAGTCAATGCGGCGCGTACCGCTCTCCGGTGGCCGTGTCATCCGTGTCTGGCGTGACCGTACCAAGGAGCTTCTGGCAGCTTCCTACGACGACGCAGACATCGTTGCCACCTGCATCGCTCAGGCCAACAACGACACCCAGTTGCTGTCATCGCTTGCGAAGCTCAAAGGCGTAAATGCTGTGGAGCTTGTAGATGCAAACGGGCAGGGCACGGTGGTCTACTCCTCGTGGCCGTGATCCGGTAGCGGCTTGCAATCGGAGCAAATTACCGCTTGCAATCTGGTGTGAACATTGTTCCAGCACGCAAGCGCGTCATGGCTATCGGATGCTCTCACGGCAACCGGGCCAACCGTGATGCGCTTGCTGCTGCCCTGCTATTCCGCGAGCAGTACAAGCCCGATGAGGTTATTCACCTTGGGGACGCCTATGACCTTGCGTCGTTGCGTGCAGGAGCTTTGAACAACGATGGCGACTCCGATGCAGCAGACGACTACCTTGACGATATCGACGAGGGGCGGAGGTTTCTCTGGGCCTTGCGGCCTACCGTTTTTCTCGTGGGGAACCATGATGAACGAGCCCGTCGCCTATTGACCCACCACAATGCCGTTGTGCGCGGCTTTGCCGAGGCTATCTGGCAGCGGATGCTCGAGCCCATCGAACGGCACGCGCACACAATCATCAAGACCCATGATGTGCTGCCTCGGAGCTGGTACAAGCTAGGCGGTTTCTCTTGGGGCCACGGCCTGTTGTACGGCGAGAACTTCCTCAGAGATACCGCGGAGACTTGGGGCAACACCGTGGTAGCCCATGCGCATCGTGCAGGCATGGCTACAGGACGTCGGAGCGATCATCCGGTGTGTTTGTCCCCGGGGACGCTTGCTGACGCTCCCTGCATGGATTACGCGCTCAGGCGACGTGGTACGCTAGCTTGGTCGCATGGCATCGTGTTTGGCGAGTACACCGAGGACTCGGCGCAACTCTACGTGCATCAATGGTCTCAAGGAGAAACCAAATGGAATCTGCCGAGCTTCTAAGGCGCATTCGGGACGAACTACAGAAACGTCCCAAAGTCCCCGATTCCGAGTGGAAAACCGCTCGCCAGTGGGGCACTGTATGGGGCCTCGGAATATCTCAGACCAACAAGATGCTTCTGCAAGCCATAGAGTCAGGCTTGATGGAGATGCAGCGATTCCGAATCTCAACACCCACCCGCGGAGCCTACCCAATACCCCACTACCGGCAGATAAAATGAACGACGTCGTCACAGAAACCATCCAGCAGCGCGGCAAGGTCTACGGCGAGCCACACCACAGCCACACCAACATCGGTCTGTCATGGACAGGCCTGATCCAGCAGCACTACGGAATTACCCTGCCGCACGCACTTCCGGCGCATCTGGTCGAGCTGATGATGGTGGCCTTCAAGGTGCATCGGTCTTCCCGGGTGTTCCATGCCGACAACTACGTCGATCTCAGGGCCTACGCAGCCTTCGCTGAACACGCTCAGGAGCACCCCGGGGAGCCCTACGTTCCGCAGAAGTGACAGCGGTTTCGACTCGGTAAACATTGGTGATTTTTCAAAATCTACAGAAATCTGCATTTCTCTGTAGACGTGTTAAGAAGTTCGTGGCAAATTGTTCCTGTCGAAAGGAACAACACCATGAGCAATCAAATCATAACCACCGGCCCACTTGGGGTCAGAGTGATCAGCAGCCTAAGCCTCGGTGAAATTGATCACGAGGTAACTTGGAAGCGTGGAAGCGCCAGTCTCGTATTTGCTGCCAATGAGGGCCGGCTTGAGATTAACTGGAGACTGATCAATGAGGACGAAGATGGATACCTCAAGTTGCCGAAGACCGTATGGTCTTGGCTAGAGAACTTCCAAAACGGTGGCAAGGCCAACCACATCGCATCTCAACTCATCAACAACTAACAAAATGGCTTATGTTCAAAGACATTGAATTGTTCGCCTCAATTGAGGTTGGCGATCTAGTTAGGGTTCAGCGTGGACCGCTTGAGTACAGCACACAGATTGTTTCAAAGATCGTCCGCACTTGTAATACATTTTGCCCTATAATGGGCTGGTACGGTGGTCCTTCGATCAAGTTCAGCTTTTTGGAAGGTGGCTGCGCCCACCACTTCCAACTGGATCAAGATAAGCCGATAGCGGAGAAGCATTGGATGCCAACCGCCTAACCCACTCTACGGTCGGGTGACCGTTATCACCCCATCCGGCTCGTGAGGAATACGGAGCACAGGGGCGCGACTGGACAACGCGCAAGTCCAACTTCACACCATGAGCAATCTTTCCAACCTAATCACCGCCCTGATCGCGGTTGAGTCATCCGGCAACGATATGGCCGTCGGCGACAACGGACGCGCCCTAGGGCCACTACAGATCCACCGAGCGGTGGTTCTGGACGTGAACAAGTTCACCGGGTCGCACTACCGGCATCAGGACATGACCAACCGAGCGCAGGCCCGGGCGGTGTGCGAGGCCTACCTGACGCACTACGGTAAGAACTGCACCACCGAGCAGCTCGCCCGGCGTTGGAATGGGGGTCCCACCGGGGACCGCAAGCCTGCCACCGAGGCGTACTGGGCCAAGGTGAAGAAGCATCTCAAATGACCAAACCGAAAACCGTAAACGTGAGCACAGAAACCCACAAAGCCCTGCGTAGCTACTGTCTACAGGCAGGCCTCAAACTACAGGCCGTGGCCGACAAGGCCATCGCTGCCTACCTGCGAAAGGCTGCACGATGAGGCGCATCCTAGCTATCGACCCCGGGGCAAGCGGCGGCATTGCGCACTTTGCCAATGGTCGAGTGATCGTCGAGCCGATGCCGGATACCTACGGTGACATCAGGGATGTGATGATCAACTGGTTGGCGCAGTCCGACGTGGTCTACCTCGAAAAGGTTGGTGGCTATGTGGGCGGCAAGGGAGCACCCGGGAGCGCCATGTTTCACTTTGGATACAACGTCGGCTACCTGCACGGCCTGATTGCTTCCATGAACCTCAGGATGATCGAGGTCACCCCGCAGCGCTGGCAGAAGACGATCTCGGCTGGCAACAAGGCGACCCATGGAACCAAGTGGAAGGCACATCTGAAGCAGTTGGCGCAGCAGCGTCAGCCGTCACTGGGGATCACCCTGAAGACCGCCGATGCCGTCCTGATCCTTGAGCACGCCATGATTGCGGAGGGGTTGAAATGAGCGTCAAGATTTCAGACTTCATCGACGACCCGTGGCGAGCCATTGCGCTGGATGCGCAGCGCCGTGGTTTGGAAATCACCGGCAAGACAGGGAAGAGACTCGATGGCACTGGGACAACGATTATCGGGCTTTGCGACGTGATCCGCGAGATGCAGCAACGCATTGAGAAGTTGGAGGGCCTAAAGTGAAGATCGACATGGGCAAGGCCGTGGCCGCTGGCTGGCTGACGTACCCAGAGCAGTCCGAGGTGAAGGCACGCCAGATGTCACGCAGCCTAGCGCAACCCGCGGAGGCCTTCGACAGCGGTCTGGCGTGGCGGATGTGGGACAACGGATCTAGCCGGGAGCAGATCGCACGTGCGGTCGGATGTAGCCGGCGAGGCGTGCAGGCTGTGATTGAGCATGGGAGGACAAACAAATGACACGCGAACAAACAATCGAAGCCATCCGCGTCATGCAGGCGTTTGTGGATGGGAAGGAAGTGGAGTCTGAGATTCCCAATGGATGTTTTATGAAGGCAATGACTCCAAGCTGGGACTGGTTCAATGGCAACTACCGCATCAAACCCACCGCAAAGCTCCGCCCGTGGACTGCTGATGAGGTTCCGCTAGGGGCGTGGATGAGGTTCAAGGATAATCCACAAGATCGATATTTACTGGGGTGGGTATCTTGCCAAGCTGACCGAAAGCTATGGCTGGACGAACGTGAACACAGCACCGACGGCGGTAAAACGTGGCTCCCGTGTGGGGTCGTGGAGGAGGCGAAATGAAACCAGAACAACAACGCATTGCTATCGCGGAAGCGTGTGGGTGGAAGAACGCTGACCATCCTGATGCAATGAAGTTAAAGCAGGGATGGACCATGCCAGAGAAATGGTGCATGGACCCAAATGGAGTTTTGCAGTTCAACCATAAGAGGCCCAACTACCTCAACGACCTCAACGCCATGCATGAGGCGGTTTCCATTTTTGATTACGATCAAGCCGACCAGTTTGAAGATCATCTTTGCGACATTTGCAAACGGTCGAACGACGAAAAAGAGAATCCTGCGCCGTGGAGGTTTGCAGTTGTTAATGCCACCGCATCCCAACGCGCAGAGGCTTTCCTCCGCACGATTGGCAAATGGGAGGAATCACGATGAACCAACCAATCAACGACGGAGGACCGGCGTTTCCAGACGACCGATGGCAAGCAGGCATGACCCTCCGCGACTACTTTGCAGGTAAGGCGATAGAGGCATTGATTGTCAGAGGATGGGGCTTAGAGAATGCATCTGGTAAGGCTTATGAAATAGCCAACGCGATGCTCAAAGCGAGGGAGGCCAAGCCGTGAGTGACAAATACTGGGCAGTGATGCCGTGCATACTCTTGATCCTGTTTGCCTGCATATTTTCAAATCTGATTGGATTCAGCAGGGGCATCGAAAATCTACAGCGTGAAGCAATTCTAAACGGCCATGCCGAATGGGTGGCTGATCAAAGCGGTAAACCTCAGTTTAAATGGAAGGAGTGCAAATGAGCGAACCAATCTACTTTTCAACCAACAGCCACCCGATATCCAATCCAACGACCCAAATCATGCGGGTCGATCTGGATGGTGGGTTCACGGTCAACGAATCCATACCCGCCACAGACGCGGCGAAAATGGTTCTTGGACTGATGAAGCAGGAATGGATGGCCGACGCACAGTGCGCCAAGATCCGCGAGCTACAATCCGATGTCACCCAACTTGAAAACCGTCTCCGCGCTTTGTGGGACAAGCTAGAGTACGAGCGGAAGCATTACATGGAGCAAATTCTCCGGCTGGAGGAGGCGGGAAACAATCTACTCTGGAATTTCTGCCCAGAGTACACATCTGATTTAACTCAAGAACAGTCTGATGCTCTGAAGCAGTGGAACAAAGCCAAGGAGGCCAAGCCGTGACCAAACTCCACGAACTCCCACCGGACCACCGGCTGCGAAACATAGCGATTCAAGACATCGACGTTCGTATTAAGTGTCGTCACACCGGATCAACGCGAGACCCGCGCACTTGGAAGATCAAGAGCGACACCTACAACCGGCTTTGCCATAGCTGGCAAACCAACTTCGACTTCATTGTGCAATGAGATCAGCCAAAGAGATTCAGCGTGAAGGCGATGGCATCCGAGTGCTGTCCCGCGGAGAAGTCGGTGCAGCCTTCCGTGCAGCACGGGCCAAGAAGATTGAGTTCACGTCCTACTGGACACGACGCCGGGGAAAGGCAACCAAGTGAACGACAAGAAAACCATTGAGACGATGATGGAATACGGAGGCAGCTTTGTGCGGAAACTAGGTGCCGCGGCCCTTGTGGCCGATACGGAGAACATAGCGAAGATCAAGCAGACATGGCCCGACTATTGGGCGCAGTACAGCCGGATGGCGAAACAGCTTTCCGAGGTCGAAAAACAGGCCTCCAAGTAAACAACAACAACAACACGTAAGACGACACATGATAATCAGCGCAAGCGGCGGTAAGAAAGAGTACGCACCGTGCCCCGAGTATACGGGCAAGGCGGTGTGTGTGGACGTGACTCCGCTCAAGGAGTACGAAACCGAGTACGGCACCAAGAAGAAGTTCAAGTTCGCTTTCGAGATTGATCTTCAGGACGACTCACGCGACCCGGTGCAGCCGTGGGTAGTGTTCACCAAGCCCATGGTGCCTTCATTGCACGAGAAGGCAGCGTTGACCAAGTTCCTCAAGGACTGGTTTGGGCGGAAGCTGAACGAGCAAGAGAACAAGTCGCTCGACCTAGAGAGCCTGATTGGCAAGTCCTGCAGCATCGTGATCGCTCACGAGGAGTCGATGGACGGCACCAAGGTGTACGCCAACATCAAGCTCATCATGCCGCTGAAGAGCGGTGAGCTGAAGCCGTCGGGCCAGTGGGTACGCCTGCAGGACAGGCCTCCCCGGGAGGATGACAAGGTAGTTACCATCAGGCCCGATGGTTCTACCAACCGCCCAACCGACATCCTGAAGACTCAGGTGCACGTGGGTAAGTTCCGCGGAGTCCCGCTGTGCGACCTGAACGACATCTCGGTTGGCCAGCTTGCCGAGCACTGGATCCCGAAGGCCATGGCGGACAAGAACGCCAGCACTCAGGACAAGCAGTTGATCCAAGCCATCAACGCACGTCTCGAAGCAATCAAAGCAGCGAACAAGGAGATCACAGCCGATGACGACGTCTTTTTCTGAGATCAAGCCCAAGCGCAAGGAGTACGCCAAGCTCAAGCACTTGGTGCCCGGCGTGGTCCAGATGCGCTCCGATGGGATGACCCTGCAGGAGATCGGCAACAAGCTGAACCTGTCGCGCCAACGGATCCATCAGGTGATCGCCAGCGCCAAGGAGATGGAAGAGGTCCTGCGTCTGTGGGGCTTCCCATTCACCAACCGCACTTTCCGAGTGCTTGAGGATCTGTGCATCCACTCCAAGGAGGAAGCGCTGGCCCTCTACAAGAGCGGCCACCTGTACCCGGGAGCCATTTGGAGCTTCGGACGTAAGTCCTACGTCGAGATTTGCGAGTGGCTTGAAGTCGAGCCGCTTAATCGTAGGCCCCGCCGCAACGTCTGCTGTGTTCACTGCGGAAAGCCTACGTAATACACTCTCCGGTGACCTGTAGTCATCGGTGATTCATGGTTAGCAGCCGGGGGTGCGCATCGGCGGACAAACGCACACATCTTTCCAATGAAACTCAATCTCAGCGCGGAGCGCATAGCGCAGCTCTGCGCGCCTCCAGCAGGCTATGTGAGGCCAGCACCAGCTCCGGAGCCACCAAGGCCACCAAAGCCTCTCAATCAGCCTCGTAAGATCAAGAAACAGCATCCCGACAGGAAGTACGCAATCAAGCAGGAGACAATCGACAAGATCCAGCAGTGGAGGAAGACCCACAAGTGGCACAACTACCGCGAGATCGCGGAGCACTTTGGGGTCGGACTCAATACAGCCTATTACGCACTCAACCGACCCAAACCCAATGCCAGCAAACCCTAACATCTACTTCGACATCGAGACAGGCCCGTTACCGCTATCGGAGCTTGTTATCCCGCCGTTCGATCCAGCCGCGGTCAAACTGGGCAACACTAAGAACCCCGACCTGATCGCAGAGAAGATCCAGCGTGCCGAGGAGTCGCACACCGCGGACTACATCCGGAGCGCAGCATTGGATGCACTGAGCGGACAGGTGCTGTGCATCGGATACCGCATCGAACACCAGCAGGCCGGAGTCTTCTCGTCGGAGCCCGGTGGTGAGGCTGCTATGCTGCGGGAGTGGTGGAATCTCCTGACATACTACGAGCGCAACCCGAAGCTCATTGGGTTCAACGTGAAACCTTTTGACCTGCCGTTCCTGATAAAGCGCAGTTGGAAGCATCGGATTCAGGTGCCCTACTGGCTGCGTCAGGGGCGCTATTGGAACGATCTTGTGATCGACCTGCGTGAGGTGTGGCAGCTCGGGGACAACCGTGCCCACGGCAGTCTGGCAGCGATCAGCAGGCACCTAGGCCTCGGTGAGAAGGCAGGCAACGGCGCGGACTTTTCGACGCTGTGGAATACCAACCGTCAAGCGGCACTTGACTATTGCCGGCGGGACGTCGAGCTGACGCAGAAGGTGGCGGATATCCTGATACCGGCGTACTGACCCTAGACAGAGTTCAGGCTATCCGATAGGGAGAGCCCGTCGACGTGAGCTGTAGGAGGTGAGCGTCGAAACCATCTGAAGGACATGACAACTTTTATCCCCACCACCACAGGCATTCGCAGTTCCTTCCTGCGATCTCCTACCCTGTGTCTGGTGGGGATTTCCGTTTGATACATGACATATTCCGAAAAACTCCAACATCCGCTGTGGCAGAAGAAGCGCCTTCAAATCATGTCTAGAGACGGTTTCCGGTGCGTTAATTGTTCGTCTGAAACCAACATGCTTTCGGTCCACCATTTTTACTACATCTCAGGAAGAATGCCGTGGGAATACCCGGCATCATCAATGGCTACGCTGTGCCGTAAGTGCCATTCAGAGGGCAATGATGATTCTCGACAAAGGCCATCCTACTTTCACATCTGGGAAGTTTCAGCCTGCTTTGAAATCGAACGCCAGATGCAATTGATCCAGCAAGAATCTGGGTGCGATGAAGGAGTGCTTTTCTTTATTGAAAGAGCGGCACATCAAGCAGGGTGGCCTCCACTGGAAGCACTGCACCTTTTGAAAGATGCGGCAGAGGCTGGCATTATGACTGACGAATGGCTCTCCAAACTAAGGACGCAAGTCGTATTTGCTGAAGTCGAAAACAAGGCAAATCAATGAGAATCCGTACAATCAAACCGGAGTTCTTCCATCACGAGGGACTGTTTGCAGCCGAGATAGAAACCAAACTGCCACTCCGCGTGGCCTTTGCAGGCCTGTGGTGCATTGCTGATCGGGAAGGTCGATTCAAGTGGGAGCCTAGGCGCATCGGTGTGCAGATTCTGCCATACGATGGAGTCGACTTTTCACGCGTGCTCGACGCGTTGACCACGCGTGCTTTCGTTCTCAAGTATCGCGTGGGTGACGCGTGCTTTGGATGCATTCCGAGTTTCAAAAAGCATCAAGTGATCAACAACCGGGAATCGCAGTCTGCTTTGCCTGATCCAGAAGGAAACATTGAAGAAACCCCAATAAACACCGAGGAATCTGACGCGTCAGCCACGCGTGAGCCACGCGACGACCACGCGTGCCTTAAGGAAGGGAAGGGAAAGGAAGGAAAGGAAGGAGATGGCACACGTGCCCTTTCTCCTGAGCTTGAAGCCTTCCGCCTGCGAGTTGGTGCAATGGTTCACCGCCGTCCCGATACACGCTGGAGTCCCAAGGAGATCAAGGGCTTGAAAGAGGTCTTTGAGTTGAACACACCGGAGGATGACATCGCGCTGGTTGAAGCACGCTACAAGTCGAAAGACCCGTACCTCCGCCGGGAGCTGATGACACTGCTGAACAATTGGAACGGAGAAGTCGACAAGGTTAGATGCCTTCTAGCTTCTGGTGGAAACAAATCTGAGGAAGGCAGCGCCAAGTTGCCTCCCAACCCCAATGATCCAACCGACATCAGGAACTACCTATGAACGACCCATTCGACGCAGGCGACGATGAGTTTGGTCTTATTGGCTCCTGTATTACTGGAGGATCCGATGTGTGTTACGAGGTATTCGCACAAGTCCCTACTGATGCAATACAGAACGATAGGCTCCGTAGTATCTATGAGTTGATCAAAGGCATTACTGCTAAGAGCGAGCAGGTCAACCTGAAGTCTATTGTCACCGAGTGGAAGCGTTCTATTCCTCAGATCGCCCCGCCTTTCGAGGAATTGAGCAAGGCAGACGAGCTGTGCCCATCAGCCGCGAACTACCCCTCCTTCCTCAAGGCCGTCTTGGAAGCCCACCACAGACGCCAGCTACGTGCCGCAGGAGACCGTCTGATACGTGAGTCCGCTGTGTTGACCCTAAGCGTCGATCAAATCGTCTCTAATGCCGAAGCAGGGCTCACCGTTGAGGCATCCAAGGAGGACGTGCAATCCTCCAAGTCGGTGGTAGGCAGGTTTATCGACTCCACGCAGGAGAGATTCAACCGCAAGGGCAAGCTCTCGGGCATCACCTCGGGCTTCTTCCATCTCGACCAGAAGACCGATGGTTTCCAGTTGGGCGAGCTGACTATCATAGCGGCACGACCGAGCATTGGTAAGACAGCCATAGCCATAGCAATAGCCAATGCTGCCTGTATCAATGAGAGAGTGCCTACGCTATTTGTGTCGCTAGAGATGTCCGATGAGTCTATAGTTAGACGTATGGTATCTAGTGTTGGCTCTGTGCCAATGCAGAGCATTAAGACTGGCGATCTGGATCAAGGAGGTATGAAGGCTATGAGTATGGCCTCGGGAAAGATAGCTGGTAGTCCGATTCAGTTTGTGTCCGGCTCGAGTATATCGAATATCTCATCTGTTACCGCGGTGATACGGCGTGCAGTGCGCAAGTGGAAGGTGCAGTTGGTTATCATAGATTACCTGCAGAAAATCCATGGATCGCGTGCTGCTGAGAAGAAGACCTATGAGATCGCTGAAGTATCGGGAAAGCTGAAAGCTGTAGCCACCGACACAAAAACTGCTATCGTAGCGCTCGCCCAGTTGAACCGTGAGAACGAAAAGGACAAGGGACGCATCCCACGACTGACCGACTTAGCAGACTCCGGTCAGATAGAACGCGATGCGGATCTCGTGCTGTTGCTCAACCGGGACAGGAACGAACCACAAGGCGAAGCAGTGATAGCCATTGCCAAACAGAGAGACGGCGAGTGCGGACTGGTGAACCTCTGGTACGAAGGCCAGTACTGCCGTTTCACCGACCCTTCACCGATTTACTAAATGAGACCCAAGTACGATCTGGATCGTGCCAAGCTGCTGAACGATGCCCCGGCACTGATCAAGAAGGCTATCAAGTACGGCTGGATGTCCTACCCGGTAGGCCAGAAGTACCTGCCGGATGGTTCGTTAGACCCCATGCTATTGGAAACAGAGCGCATCATCGAACAGAAGTACACTCCGCAGCTCTGCAGGATGGCCTACGACCTACGTGAGCAGGGCATGACATTGGATGAAGTCACGGAGGCCTGCGGAGTATCCCGCGGATCCATCTGCTACCTTATCAGCAAGGGGCACGAGCAGTTTCTCACCGACCAACGCACCAAAGATTGATATGGCAGACACAAACAACACAGAGTCGCCCCAGATGGACGACCCGTTCCTATACGCACCCAAGCCCAACTCGACAGTGAATGAGGTTACCCAGTCGGGCACTAGGCCTTCCATCCATGTCAGCCTGTATGCCTATGGCGGCATCTCAGCGGCCTGCCTGATGTCTTGGGTAGGCCTAGCGGCTAATTTCAGCCGGAGCGACCGCCAGACCGATCTACGGGCAATCCGTGAGGACGCACTGATCTCCCGCAGTCGCTGCAGGGCTACCAAGTGGTTCCTAGATTCCGGTAAGGACGTCTGGGTGCAGGTAGACCATGACATCGAGTTCGACCCGCAGGACATCATCAGAATGGCGGAGCTTGCCCATGAGAAGCAGGCTACCGTGTGCATCCCCTATCCTTGCAGAACGGTTCCGCCTAGGCCGGCCCTGCGTCCGATGACCGAGCATCTGCACGCTCTAAAGCATCAAGTGAATGATGCTGAGTGCGCCACTGAGCTTGTGCCGATTCGGATGTTCGCAAGCGGATGCCTCGCAATCCCTCGACGTTGCCTTATAGGCGCACTTGATACGCTCGGAGGGTCAGGAGTGCAGACACCGTATAAAGTCGACTGGTGCAAGGACGTGCAGGTCGAGGAGTTCCCGACCCTGTGGATGCCGTTCGCAGTGGATACCATGCCCGGGCAGTACGAGTACCTCTCGGAGGACTACGCTGCCGCCATGCGGTTGTCCCTGTGCGATGTGCAGCACTACTCAATGAAACCAAGGAAACAGCTCCACCATTGGGGCGAGTTTCCGTACTCGTTCAAGCCTTATGCCGGGTAAGAAGACAAGGGCATCACTCAATGACGTTGCTGCTAAGGCAGGAACAGATCGTAACCGCGTAACGTGGGCGCTACGTGATGACCCTAAGCTGTCTAAGGAGTTCAAGGATAAGGTCAAGAAGGCTGCAGAGGATGTTGGGTACATCAAGCCACCAGAGAACCAACACCCGAACTCTAAGATGGATCAGGAGAAAGCTGATCAGATAGTGGAAGGCATATTTCAAAACAAGTCGCTTGCTGATATATCTGCTACAACAGGTCTTAATCCTACTACTACATTCAAATACATACGGGGAGTCAAAGTACCGAGTGATTATCCGGAGACTGAGGAAGAGTGGCGTAAGGATGTTACTGGATTCATTGAAGTAGCAATATGGAAAGGCACCAAGCGTTTGGCTGAAGAGTCGATGACTTTCATTGATGACCGCTCCCTGCCCGTATCAGTGGCCGTGCTCACGGATAAGCTGGCTGTAATCAAAGGCCAGCCTACCAGCATTCACCTCGCTATGACAGCCTCTGTGAGCCACAGAGACCTCATGCGCGACATGAAAGAGCGCGATGTGACCCCCGTGAACGACGAACAGACACCCGATCTGGTTTAGGTAGTGGCCCCAAATGTCCTACCCCTACCGCGGCAGCACCACTGAAAACCACGCTTTTAGGCCTGTTTCGGGCACTCATGCCTACAATAGCAGTTATATTCACTTGGTGACGCAAACCAGCAGCAAAGGCCCGTAAACATTGATCGAAACGCACGTCAGCACCCCTCCGCC